TGTCTAATGATCCATGAGCAGAGCAATTTTCATAGGGACATTGATTCTTTCTCTGCCTATGATTGTTGTTAGTGTAATCATGTTGGTGGGTATAAGGTTGTTTACACCAAGCACAAATATGCAAGTGAATGCCATAATAATTAACCAAATCTAGGAATTTTTTATGCGTATTTTCATCGTTACTTTGGAGTAATTTACTCATATCAGTTAAACCTTTCTTTTCAATAACAAAATTTTTTAATATGTCTGCGTAGTTTTTCCTATTATCCTTGTGATGAATCATAACATAATAAACATAGTGTTCATCGACAGTTAAGTTGATGGTGCCTAAGTCCTTGTCTATATCCCCTACAACTACATATTCTCTGGTATCGTAGTCTTGCAGTTGTAGATTGTGGGTCTTATTACCTTTGTCGTCTTTTAGGCGCGTTTGTATTATCTTGATAGTTTCTTTCAGGTTTGTTATTCTAGATTTTTTTGGTTGCGCTAGCTCATCCAAATCATTTACGAACATAGGTATTTGTATCAAACCTTCTTCGATATCCTGGTATTGAATTTCTTTTGTCAAATCATAGTCGTAGTGCCCGTGTGTATAAGCGTCAATGATTTTAATAGCTATGTAATTGGCCCAGATTTTTTTAGGAGTGGGACATATATAGGTGTTGTTTTTCTTTTTTTCAATAGTGATGTTATATTCGAATATCTGTTTTTCAGCTTCAGTTATCAACTTCTGAAGATCGATTTTTTTCACAATCTGCTGTTTCTCCAAATATACTTCACTATGTTTAAAAGCTTCTACTAGTCTCTCATTATTAAAACCTAACTCCCACGTAGACTTCAGGATATCATCTTCGATCATTGAAATGTCGACTTCACTTAGTCCGTATTTTTTATGTAATCTATCAATCCAGGCTTTATTGCAACAGTCTTTCTTGCTGGACAAACGCAAATGTGATTCCCAACCTTGTTCATTGTTATAATCTGAGGGTTTTTCAGTGTAACGGCGTTTTAAGACTTTGGTGGTAGGTAGTTTTTCTTTAACCTTGCCAGTTATGATTTTGACTTTCTGCTCTGGATAAAGGAATTTTTTGTGCATAGCCCTAAATATAGCTAATCCATTAGCCCATTTCAAGTCTGATATCGCTAGATCCCTACAGTATTGGTATATGCCTTCCTTTGTGAGTGATAGACATTTGTTAGACCAGGGCGTATATTTAAAGTATCTATCTAATTGACGGATCATTTTTATACCACAAGATTCACATTCAAAACACTCTGTACTGCATATTGTTGAATCAACTATATCCCCTATTCGACAGTATTTCATCACTAACCCTAAACCCTGGGGTATGTCGTCCGTGTTTGGTTCACTGAATACTTCATTGTAGCCTTTCACGAATGTGTCATAAGTGTCTGGTTTAAAACCAACCACACAGTCATCTCCGGAACTACTGGGTTCAGTTGGTATTTTATAGGTATGTGATACATAATTATGAACACTATCCATGCCTAAGGTGTTTATCAAGGTTGTTATATTGACTCCTGATGGTAAGCGTATAACTGTGTTGAGAAGACATAATGGTTGTTTTGTTTTCTTGTCATCACTAGTATAGTAGGTTATGGAATAGTTTTCACGAAGGGCAACTTGTCTGAATAGATCACTGGGTACATGATGTATTTTGTCGTTGTCTAATAGCCAATTGATTATTCTAATGTATGGTGCTCTAAAGTATGTATTGTGTGATTTGTCTAATCCACTAATATCTAAGGTTGCTTGTTTTGTGAATCCTTCACTCATACATTGATTTAAGAACTTCTCTTTTTCTTCGTAAGTTTTACCAATGCCCCATCCTTTTAAGGTTTCTTGCATTATCTCCATCAACATGTTTACCACAGGTCCCATTATGAATTTGTCAATAGGTACTGGTCCGTAAATCTGCCTCATTTTTTCTAACCAAGTCTGTTTCTCATTTTTTAAGTGGCTTGAAGCTACAGATA